TATGACGTGCCGGTTTATATTGTGGTTGCTGTTATCGCTGCGCTTTCACCGAATAACAAATGGTCGCGCAATGTGGCAAACGCGGCGACACTAATTGCCGCATTCATACGGGGCGACGGTATCGACGCCGTGAAAGTTTCGACCTATCACAAGATGAAGCAAAAAGCTTGGGACATCTTGGCGGCGCGTCCAGACTACGACGGCGCAAAGGCAATGCTGAAGGGACAAAAGATCACGTCCTTTTTCTGTGACATCATGGGGGAATTTAACGTGACAATCGACGGCCACGCCCGACAAATATCGGGGTCCGTGAATATCGCGCTTTGCAAGCTGCATATGAAGAAGCCGCGCGGCGGGTCGGCCTGATGCCCTATCAGTTGCAGGCCATCACTTGGCGCGTCTGGCGGGACCGTCACGGCATCACGTGACAAATCGGCCACGCTAAAGAAATGACAAAAAGGCCACGCTAAAAATTTTGGAGCCTGTTTGCGCTATCGGGTTGCCGGGTCACTGGGGGACTGGGCGCGGGGCGGGCAACGGTGGCGGCGAGTCGCGGGGCCGTCACCACTTCCGGGATTGTTACGGCACCGGGAAAAAATTGTTTTGCTTTTTGCAAAAGCCGTGCCATGATTCCGGCAGCTGGTCACCGAGCCAGCACCAAAGCACATGCTTAAAACAGGAGAAAAGCAAAATGCTTGATATAGTAACTCAAACACCAAAGGCCCTTGAAAATTGCCGGGTCCGAGGCGGTGACGTCTGGTCTACCCATCACGATATCGGGGACACCAGCCTCTACGAAAATTATGCCAAGTTTCGGCCCGTGCCGATTGAGGCGCAAACGACGCACGTCCAACATGACGTTGAATTTGTCGAGCCGCAGCGGATGGAAGGGTTTTCAGCCTTGCAAAACGTTGCCAGCGGAAACGTGATCGATGTAACGCCGTTCCGGGGATCGTATACCCTGAAACCCCATGACCTTTTAATGCAAGAGCAGGCTGAGATTATCAAAAAATCCGAGTTGCCTTTGGGCAATGTCGAAGTTTGCGACCGCATCTATGATGAGGGGGTCCGGGTCCATCGCACAATATATTTTCACGACCTGACCAGCCACATAGGCAAGGCCGGGGATGTGGTGCGCTGCCGGTTGGACTATTTCAACAGTGTCGATAAATCTTGGGCTTTCCAAGTTTTCAGCGGGGCCTATCGTGACCTTTGCCGGAATACTTTGGTTTTTGGCGGGGAAAAGGCTTACCACCAAAAGCAAAAGCACACGGGCACCATGTCCACCGAGGCCATGGGCACAAAGGCGACCATGGGCCTTGATATGTGGTCGAACCAGTCTGAGCAAATGAAACTGTGGCAGCAGGCCCAAATGACTGACCGCCAGTTTGCGGACATCATCAAGGAAACACTTTGCCGGAAGAACACCAAAGGCGCAGAACTTGAGGAATCGATTTCAATCAACCAGCGCAGGTTCAACTATCTGTTGGAGCGTTTCCACGAAGAAAAGCGCGAACTGGGGCAAACCATGTGGGCAGCCTATAACGCCCTTACCCATTGGGCGACCCATCTCCCGGACGCTCGGGATGTTGGCCGTGCAGAAAGGAAACGCTTTAACCGGAATAACGATGTTCGCCAGATCATCGACGGGCCGTCATGGCTCTATGTCGAAGGATTGGCGAGAGGCAACCAGCATCCAATGGTGACTGCATAGCATGGAAGCATTGTACGTCATCTATAGGACCATCACGGTCCTGCTACTGTGCCTGCTAATCTGGGCATTTTTCATCGTCTAAAAGGCTAAAAGGAGAAAAGGCCATGACTAAATCAAACGACATCACCAAGACCATCCCCGCAGCCCTTGCAACCCGTCTGTCACACATGACCGACATTGTGTCCGCAGCCTATGACAGCGGATTTCAGGATGGGTTCCGGGATGGAAAGCGCGAGGGGCAGACCCACGCGTTACGCCGTCGCCGCGAACTTGCAGAGGCGTGGAACGATCACGGCCAGCCACTGGTTACCGGGATCAAGAACGCCATCGGCGACGGTGACCAGACCGGCATGCACGGTGAGCCGCTTTTCGAACCGGAGCCGCAGCCGAAGCAGCCGAACACCAACTGGAACCGCATGACCGCCAGCCACTTCCGTCTGGTCAAGGAACTCAAGCGGGGTTTTCAGTCTGTGCCGACCCTTGCCGGGAACCTTGGGGTCAAGAAAAATAGTGTCTGGGCGTTGATGACCACCATTAAGAATAACGGGTATGTCATCGAAAAGCGGGCGGTTAGTCGGCAGCCGGGCCGGAACCACAAGGAATACCGGCTTGCAAAGACTGCATGACCTGTGCTTAAAATTGGGGGCGGGCCGCACTGGCCCCGCCTCAACACTTAGGAACAAGGATAGGAAACCAATGGAACTTTCAATTTTCGCCCATGAAAAAGACACCGTATCAGATGCCAACAAAGGCAATGCCAAGGTTGTATTTGAAACCACCCATCACAAAACCTTTAAGGTTGTGAAGCTTGCCGGGACCGATCAGTACGGCAATGCGATCAAGGTTAAGGTTTTCATGGACGTCAAGCAGCCGGTTAAAAAGATCGTGAATTACGCATCTGACCACCCGAAATATAAATAACCAGTTACCCTGCGCGGGGGGCTAATACCGCGCTTTCCTCCCTCGCCTTGCCCCCGTCCTTTGTGGCGGGGGTCTTTTTTGTGGGCCTGTCATGTTTATTCGGGATCACCGGTTGTAAACATTGGGGAAACCGGGCCGGATGGGTTGCCGGGATTGTTACTGTATCCGGGCGGGGCGGGGTCCTTTGAAGTTTACCAGCATGACAAATCGGGCGTCACGGGCGTGCGCGGGCGGGCTTGCATGTGGGTTGCCGGGACTGGTTGCCGGGGTTGGTTACCCGGCGGGGCACCGCAACACCTCGGCGAGGTGACCAATCAGGATAAAAATCGGGCCGTGCGGGCGTACGCGAGGGCCACCCCACCCCCATGGCATTTGCTATGCAATCCCGACATATTTTTTGTAGTTTTAGGTTACCGATATGGTATTCCTGCGAACCCGTTGGGTACCCGACGCTCCTTACTAGGGCGTTAACGAAAATTATTCGGGGTCTACAAAGGATTTCCCGCGAACTCGTAAGGGGGGATGGGGGGGTACATGGGTGTATCCCCGGCGGGTTCTACGCCAGTGTACAGTCAAATTTCGCATTTGTCAACCCTTTTCGTAATTTTTGGTCACTTTTAGGTTGACAGGGCGGGTAACTATCCCTAAACTAATGGGTTGCAAGGAGAATTTTACATGTTCACAGCGATAGTATTCGCTTGTTGGCTCCACAGCCCCAACGATTGCACACAATTTATCGATAAACAGGGTCCGTACAAGACAGAGGGCGAGTGTGCAACCCGCGTGGTTCGCATGATCAAGGAAATACGCAACATAACACCCGGAAAGATCATTGTCGGTACCGACTGCACCGTAATGGCACAGGAATTTACATAAACCATGAACCTGTTACCCCAGCAAAACAACCGCAAACCCGCCCTCACGGACAAACAGGAAGCCTTTTTGGACGCTCTGTTCGACAATGGTGGCAACGTACGGGCTGCAGCAGAGGTTGCCGGGTACGCCGAGGGTTCGATCAAGTGGCTCAAGGACCGGTTAGCCGACGAAATCATCGAACGGACCAAAACCGTGTTAGCGGGACAGTCCCTCAAGGCCGCGAACAAGCTGGTTAGCCTTGTGGACGCCCCTGACATCGAACGTGGGGACGATCTGCGTATGAAAGCAGCCGAATCTGTCCTCAATCGTGTAGGCTTGGGCCGACAGGAAACCATGAACCACAATGTCACGGCGGTTCACGGCGTTGTCTTGCTCCCTCCGAAAAAAGAAGTAGTAATTGATGGGTAAACCCCGCAAACGCGTCCTAGTCCCCCCTGACCCGGCGACCTTGGACCAGCCACGGAAGCGTGGACGACCAAAGAAAGACCCGAACCAGCCCAAAGCTGAATATGCAATCAGCGACAGGGAGCGGGCACGACGTTCCGTCCAGATGCGTCTTCGCAACGCAAAGAAGTCGGCGGCTTCCCAGCAACGAAAAGCCGAATACAAGAAAAAGAAAGTCAAGAAACTAACCGAATCTGCAGAAAAGATAGAAAAGGCACTACAGGGTGAAAAAACTAGAGTCATCGATCAAGGCGATCTTACAAATCTTCCGGACTCAGTGGGCGATCTTGTTGATGGTAGCCCAGTTATCTTTAAGCCAAATCCGGGACCTCAAGAGGAATTTCTCAGCGCGTCTGAACAAGACGTACTCTACGGCGGTGCTGCCGGTGGTGGAAAAAGTTTTGCACTTCTTGCTGATCCGTTACGTTATTGTCACAATTCTAATCATCGTGGTCTTCTTCTCCGTCGTACACTCGATGAACTAACGGAACTGATCGACAAGTCGAAGCAGCTATACCCAAAGGCGTTCCCGGGAGCCACCTTCCGCGAGTCCAAGTCCACATGGGTTTTTCCGTCTGGAGCAACCATGTGGTTCACCTATCTCGACAGAGATAAGGACGTAACCCGTTTCCAAGGACAGGCGTTCAACTGGATAGGCATAGATGAAATTACTCAGTATCCTTCGTCCTATGTCTGGGATTACCTGCGTTCTCGCCTTCGTTCTACTGATCCTGAACTCCAGCAACAGTTGTGCATGCGCTGCACAGCCAACCCCGGAGGAGTGGGTGGTTGGTGGGTCAAGAAGATGTACATTGACCACCGCGAACCAAACAAGCCTTTTGGTGCCTACGACTTAGAAACCGGAAAAACATTTGTGTGGCCTGACGGTCACGAAAAAGCAGGTCAACCGCTGTTCTACCGCAAATTTGTTCCCGCGCGGTTGACTGATAATCCCTACCTGATGGCAGACGGCCAATACGAGGCTATGCTCAGGTCGCTCCCGGATGTCGAGCGTAGACGACTCCTCGAAGGGGATTGGGACGTGGCGGAGGGAGCGGCCTTCCCCGAGTTTTCACGAGTGCGACATGTGGTCGAACATTTTGAACTTCCAACCAACTGGCCCCGCATACGAGCGGCTGACTACGGCTACGCAAGCCCGTCGTGCGTTCTGTGGGGGGCTATTGACTGGGATAATAATATCTGGGTTTATCGCGAGTTGTACGCTAAACACTTGACAGCCGAGCAACTAGCTGATAAAATACTAGAAGCAGAAGAGTTAGACCCACTTCCACACTACAACGTTCTAGACTCTTCTTGCTGGAATAAGACAGGCTTCGGTCCGTCCATTGCAGAGACAATGATGCGGGCTGGTGTTAGGTGGACTCCCTCGGACCGCAATCGTCTACAAGGTAAAATGGAAGTTCACAGGCGGCTTGCTGACGACCCCTACACCAAAGAACCGCGTCTTCGAATATTCTCTACGTGCAAGCACACCATAGCTCAACTATCGGGCATACCTCTCTCCAAAACCAACAGTGAAGATGTAGACACGAAGGCAGAGGATCATGCGTACGATGCGTTGCGCTACATGGTGATGACGCGCACGTCGGGGTATCAGGCTATACACAAAACACTTCAGGGCATCAAGGATCAGGCGTTTAGGCCGATGGATGCCACCTTTGGATACTGATGGCAAAGAATCTTCAAACTGGTGCAAGCTATAAACCTCTTGCGGAAAACTTCGACCCGCGAACAACAAATTTGCGCGACCTCATCGAAGCACATGCAAGCACTCTCGAAGAGAGCGGCAGAAAGGATTTTATAAGTGCGTTTACCGGCAAGACTCAATTTGCTCCTATTTTTAAAGAGTATTTAGATCGTCCGGCAATAGACTTTGTAGAGACTTTTGCAGATGACGAAACGAACCCTCTCGTAAAAGTATACGAGAAAAATGAAAAGGTCAACCCGCGCCGAAACATGTATTCTCGCGTGGGTGCCATAGAATTTCACATCAAAGATCAGCTTACTCGCGCCGGGGTTATC